CCAACAAGCTCAGTGCGGATAATAAGATCGTCATCCCCACTAATGGCACCATCCAACTTCTCTTTGAGCCAATTCGTGGCATCGATACCTAACTCCTTTTCTTCGAGATCCCTCGTCCTTTTTTCTGGCGTATCAACGCCTGCAACTCTAACTCTTTCTTTCTTGTATAAATCAAACCCGAGATCAATGGTAACGTCAATAGTATCGCCGTCAACAACACGATTAATCTCTATCACTCGAAAGTTGTAACATGACTTCCTGCTGGGGGGAATCATTGCGCCCATAATTGATCTCCTGTGATTCTACTGATACGGCAATTCCTATAATTGTTGTTGCTGCTGCAATAACAGCACCAGCACCTGCAATCCACATTTCTGCTTTACGAATTCTTCCACGTAATTCATTATCAAGTGCTTTGAGTTTTTCCTCAGTTTTATCTATACGACTGTGAACCATCTCAATACGACGAATAGCATTCTCTAAAGTGCTATCAATAACAGAAACATTTGATGTTTCTGCTTCTAAAGCATGAATTCTTTCACGAAAACTTTCAATCTTACTTTCCAATACAGCAAGTTTAGAGTCCTGTTCAGCATCCTTATTTGTCAGGTCGCTCATCGTCTTCCAACTCCGAATAAGCAAGTTTCATAATTGTATATATGTAGTAAGCAACGCCAGCAAGGAGTATTATCAAGCACCAGATAATACTCCAAGTGACATCATTTACATCATTTAACGGTCTCAATATGAGGTTCATATTCTTTTACCAAGTCGCTTACGTCTGGTGGGAATGGTTCCCGATCTTTCTCTCTCACAGTTAAATGATCTGGATCAAGAATCCTCATTGCTTCTGCAAGTTCTTGGAAGTGCTGAATCTCATCATTCATAATCTCCCATATTTTTTTATCATTGTAATCTTCATATGCAAGATACTTTGCATATGTCTCAGCAGCGTGCATTTCTATTTCGTAGGAGAGATGGTAAGCAGCGCGAGGAAATAACCAATAATAAACCACGTTAATCCAATAATAGACAAGGACGAGGTGTCTGGCAAAAAAGCGATCAATCCAATAAGCATTACCACCCCGACTTTCCATGTATTCAAGATGTTCTGTTTCATTGACTGACTGCTCAAAGTGTTCTTTCATCAAATAGATGTGCCACTGACCACGTAAACCCAATGATTCACGCAAATGAAGCACACTCAAAAAAGCAAAATAGGGTGCCCGAGCAATCTCCTCAAGCACCCAGAATCTTTGGAAATGTCTACCTCGATAAAGATAATCGATAATCGAAATCGTAAAACCTAAAACGAAAGTGTTTAACCTTTTCATATGCAAACAGGCATATGTAATTATCTATATTCCTCTATTACTATCTTCAGAAGGAATGATTTGATATGCTAACTTATCACGCAAACCGTTTATACGATCTACATCATATTGTTGGAAGTTACCTTTTTTTTCTACTTTTTTATAGTAATGAAGCGCATTGAGGATGATTGTATAATCCTCCATTGTTAAATCAAATTTCATTTTTTAAGTTGGATAAGAGATAATAACAATACCAGAACCACCAGAACCACCAGAAGTATTTCCAGAACCACCATCACCACCGCCACCAGTGTTATTTGATGCTGATCCACCACCACCAGTGTAGTCGGGAGTACCATATCCAGCACCACCAGCAGCATAAGTTACAGAACTACCACTGATCGATGATGATGAACCCGCACCACCAGGAGCAGCAGTAGCAGTTCCAGTAGAGTTAGCGCCAGCTCCACCGGCACCACCGCCTCCGCCACCAGTGTTACCAGTACTACAATCTCCACCACCATTTCCTTGACCAGCAGTTCCTGATCCACCAGTTAGTGGAGTGCTACTACCTGCTCCACCGCCAGATCCACCAGGAGCACCAGCCATACGAACAGGATCACTTGGAGGATGCCAGTTACCACCACCTCTGCCACCACCGATTGAAGTAAATGTAGAAAATACAGAATTTCCACCATTACTTGCATCACGTTGCCTATCTTGTCCTCCACCACCAGCACCAACAGTCACTGCATATGACTGAGTAGTTACAGGAGCACCAGTACCAGTTAAATATCCACCAGCACCACCTCCACCACCTCTGTTACCTCCACCGCCAGCGCCACCAGCAACAACAAGATAATCAACAGATGTTAATGTTGGATTAGTAACTGTAAAGTGTCCGGAACCTTCAAAAGTATGAATTGTTTTACCATTAGCATAGGTAACTCTACCACCAGTTGCTTTTAGTTCTAACGTTTCAATTGGATATCTGATAACAACAACACCAGAACCCCCTAAAGCACCATAGACATCTGACACGACTTGACCTCCGCCACCTCCACCTCTATTGGCAGATCCATTTTCTGCTGGATTAGACGCATATCCACCACGACCACCACCGCCGCCTCCGCCAGTTCCATGAGCAATTGATCCTTGTGGATAACCTCCTCCTCCACCACCTCCACAATATTGGAGTTGGGTTCCTGTAATAGTTGAAAATAATCCATCACCACCAGGACCAGAAAAAGTGGGAGATCCATAATCTCCACCATCAGCAGCTCCACCACCGCCACCTGCTCCGGCAGGAGATGCTGATGAACCGCCAGGATAACCTTGTCCAGCAATTCCTGTACCTACAGTACCATGTAATCCTCGTTTACCTCCACCAGAACCACCATCTCTAACTGCGGTCGGAGTCTCTGGAGTCTGCATACCACCACCGCCACCGGTGGCAATTATTCCATCAAAACTAGAATCAATACCTTTTAATCCACTAACAGGATTAGGTCCACCACCAGCACCAACAGTTACTGTGTAGGTTCCACTTCCAATAGTATGTCCTGTTCCTATTCTAAATCCACCAGCTCCACCGCCACCACCAATATCTCCTCCACCAGAACCACCACCAGCGACTACAAGATACTCTACTTTATTTTCACCACCAGCATAATTGACACTGAATTCATCACTACCATTGAATGTATGAACTTTATAAGTTTTTCCACTATCAACAATTTCTGTTATAACGCCACCAGTGGCTTCAATAAAATTACCACTAGCATTAACAGATTTCCATGCAGTTCCTGTATAAACTTCAACATTACCGCTAGTTGAATTATAGATTATAGTTCCAGTAGCAGTACTAACACCAGCATTTCGTCCTACCGTTGTTGTTTCACCAAGACCAACAGACTGTGGTTTTAAAAAAGTATCACCAACAGTAACACTAGTGGTTACTGTTAAAGCACCACCAACATTAGTATCACCAGTTACATTACCAGTTAGGTTTCCAGTTATATTTCCATCTACATCAAGGCGAACGATTCCAGATCCGTCAACTGCACTAATTTCATCGGTCTGACCGTTAATCTGAATACCCATTTCTAAAAATATACTTTTTTAGTATTTATAGGTCTTCAGCAGTCATTAAAGACACCACCAACTTCAGATCCTAGTTCAGATCCTGCTTTTTGTCCTAGAAGCAATGCCCATCCACCTGCTAACCAACCAATGTAAGGAATACCACTAACTGCTGGGACTACAAGACCAGCACTAATTGCGGTTCCTGCCATTGCACCTTGTGATCGTGCTCCAGCGTCCGCCCTGATGCACTCGGCGCTTTGAGCAAGAGACTTTCCCTCAACATCCTGCGTTATGGCACCTCCAATATTTCTAGTGCCATCCATTGTATATTGATCACTACGAAGTTCACGACGCATATCAGTCGTAGGACCAAACAATCCACGCTTGTCTTTATCAACACTCAAGGATCTGGTTGATTCTAATACAGTAGGATCGTTTGCTTTGTATTCGAAACTATATCCATTTTTTCCAGACTGAACCTTAAACGAAGAATAATCACCGTCTGGAAAATTGATAATAGGATATTGTGGTCTATTAAGAATATGACCTAAAATACCAATATGAGCAAAACCAAATAATGCTCCCACTGTCAATGTCGCCCACTTTATATTCATAACATTACATCTTGTAGGAGT